GGACAGAATCAAAGTACAAAAATTTAGTGCCGGGATATTTAATCATGTATCCACCAAACTACAAAAGAGATCACATGGACCTTGGTTCGTGGATCCCTGTACTAGTACCTGATCCAGTTAAGCACGAGGATGATTACAAAGAAATGCATCGAATCCGCTTAATTGCAGATAAAATAACTATTACCATGCGTCCAGATGGTAGCTGGAATGAAGCCGCGTTTAGATCCACATATAGAAACGTAGTTTCGGGGAATACCCAAATCAGCATTGGCCACCAACTAACTGATCAAGCGATGAAAACTTACCTACCGCTCGTTCGTAAAATAGTTAAGGCCAACTGGATAGATGAGGATCGGGAGTGACTAATAGAACAACGCTGGGCCACGCATTGCTTGGCTGAGCCTAGAATGGATAGGCCTGTATTTTCCACTTTAAAAGTGGAAATAGGTGGTCTAACGTTGTTGTATAAGAATAGAAACCCTAGAACCTCTAACATATATGTGGGTCCGACTGGACTAGTCGGACAGTGGAGCTGTTTCAACTCAACATCACACAACATGTTTATTGGCATCTGTAACAGGGTGCTGATAGCTAAGAACCCTGGAATTGATTATGATCAATTAATTGGAACATACCATTATCTGCCTCACTATCTACTCAAAGGTCTTAGAGACAAACCTATGCATAGCGTTCAGGACTCACCGGAATTCTACAGTAGTGCTCTCCTTCCTGTGTGGTATGGAGACTTACAAAGTGTGGGAAGGCGGTTGGCTTCGTGTGTGAGGGTGAGGAAAATAACTCGCGAAGAGTTTGTTGAGAGTAGGCCTAAAGGTAAATACCAGGCCTATGCTCAAGCTTATCAAGAATTATTGGACCAAGGAAAACTTTTACCAAAAGATTGGCATGTGAATATTTTTATAAAATGGGAACTTGTCGCATCTTCGGATAAAGATCCTAGGATCATATCACCCCGATCATACAAGTACAACATACTTCTTGGCCAGTACATTAATAAATATAATGAACTAGCTATTTACAAGGGTATAGACACTTTATGGGGAGAAGAAACAGTATTCAAGCATTGTACTTTACCTGCGATGGCTGATCAAATTGTGAGGAAATGGGAAACCTTTTCCTGTCCGGTAGCGGTAGGGCTAGATGCCAGCAGATTTGATCAACACGTGTCAAGACAAGCTCTTAACTTTGAACATTCTGTTTACAGACGCCTTTTCCGCAGTACCAGGAAAGGTGATTCAGAGTTACATTGGTTGTTGAGACGCCAACTTGTGAATTTTTGCAAGAGTGTGCATGCATCATGTAGTCTCACTGCACGCTCTTGATTTACGTGATGCGCTATGAAGGTGTTGTAGTGACCGCGTGAAGTCGCTGCACTTCTCGCGCTTATTT